TTTCTATCTTTGTGACCGTATTCATCTCTAATCTTTTCTAAACCTGTGTATGTAGGAACACATGGGTCTGTGCCTATGTAATTGACACCAGCTGCAATTGCACCTAATAAACGACCTCCATAACCCATACTAGGATCCCATACAGTACCTGGTTGTTCATCAAATAGTACAGAACCTTTTTCTACGAATATGTCATATAAAGTTGCGGCTGCTGTAGGTCTAAAATTAGAGACCATTTGAGTACCTGAATATCGTCTCAACATTGATCTCATATCTGAAGGTGTAATTTCGTGTGCGTCTTTTTGTTGAAAGAAAGTACCTGTAAGTATCTTATTAATACCTTTTTCTAAATGTTCTTCATCTTCCCATATCTCAATAGGTGTCTTCATCTTACCACACTTTATTCCCCAAGCGTGTTTCATATAAGACCATGCAAGTGATAATCCGTGTGTTGATTGACCTATAATATTATGAGTTCTATCCCAAAGATTTTCTCTTTTAAATTCTGATAATGACGAATATTCTTTATCACGCCATTTCTTATCTTCAGAATAATAAGGAAACCCTTTACTATCTTTCCAATCTCTAACTACTGTTTTTGCGTTTGACATAAACTAAACCAGGGAGTGTGCCTTTTGCCCAACTTGTTTTCCCCACTTTCTTCATTCCTATGCTATCATAAAATCCACACGCTGTCAAGTTGTCTGATCTTACTGATAAATAAACATCTCTAGGACACCATTCGAAGAAAGCTCTCATTATAGATCGAGCATTACCATCACCTGGATACTCACTTGCTATTTGATGTAATACGGTGTCACCTTTTCTTAAATTAACATCACCTATTTTCTGTTGTCTTTTACAATGATGAAAAGTTATAATTACGCAATCCTCATAAATGATTTGTTGTTTATCAATCATTCTTTTCATGTAATCTGTTCTTACATGAGGAAACCATTTCTTATGTTTATAGAAAATTTCTTTTATTTTTTGAAAATCAGACTTTTGCGCTAATAACATTTTCTAACCTTGGATTCATATAACAATCTATAACTAAATGTAGTCTATCATAATCCTCAGAATTGTCAACAGCATGAGGTTTAGATACATCAACATAGTAATATTTACCTTTTTCTAAATTATAACTATGTGGTGTTTTACCTTTCCACAATGTCATATTTACTTTTGGTCCTGTTTTTAAAGGAACATGAAGTCTTACTAATTTGCCTTCTTTAATTGATTTGTCTATCTTATCTGTATGTTTAGATATTTTAGTTCCTGATTTTAATCTCATTACTCTTACTCTTTCAAACTCAGCAGGTATATGACATAATATTTCTTTGATAGGTAGTAATTCACTTTGCTCATATAAGTGAGTCCACCTTAAACCTTTGTCTGTGCCTTCAGTTTTTAGAACACCTGGTTTTAAAATATCTTCTACCTCGTCACTATATCCTCTAATAGATATTGCTTGCCATTGTTCTTTCTTGTTGAATTTTGTTTTTACAGCAGAGTATTTACTTAAACTATTTAAATAATTTACTGCTGAATCAAGTTCCTGTTTATATTCAGGTAAGTCTAATTGTTTTACGGTTAATTCTTTATTAAACATTTGTTACCACCAAGTTATAACTAATTGCAATTCTGCTTTTAGTTTTATTATGAAATACACTATGCACTACATCTGATCGCCACATTGCATTTAGACCAGTTCTTGCAGGACACTCTACCTTATCTATATTTAATATATTCTTTTGTTTTATTGGCATACTTTGCCATATGTCTCCCCATACTTCAGGTTTATAAAAAGTTAAAGGGCTAGAGCCTTCGTCAGCATATACATAAAAATTACCACTTACTTGACAATAAGGGTGATGTACATGATGATGGTGTGATCCACCTTCATACATTTCAGATACCCAAGCATTTGTAGCGATAATTTTAACTTGTTTTGTATCTATGCCACATTCATTTAAGTAGGATACACACTCGTTACCTACAAAATTTCTAAATTCTTTCCAAGGTTCTTCTTCTATTAAGAATAAATTTTTATCTTCTTCAAAGAAACTTGTTTTGCCACAAGGATAACTATTATGATCTTTACATTTACTTAATAGTTCTTTACTAGGATTAAGAAGTCTAGTTGCCAAATCTTTGTTTTCATTAAATCTAGCTGCTGTTGCAAATATAGATTTTGTTTTTACTTTTGATTTGCTATCTGTTGCCATTGTCTTCTTACTTTCTTAACTACGTTGTCTCTTTTTTTCATTGCAAATTGTAATTTAAATTTACTTGTCTTTTCTGTAAAAACTATACCTTGCATATGATCAAATTCATGTTGGTATATTCGAGCAGACATACCTGTCAAATTCTCTTCAACCTTTTTCATGTTTTCATCATAGTAAACTACTGATACTGCTCTAGGTCTTTCTACATCTAAAAACAAATAAGGAAAAGTTAAACAACCTTCTTTAAATCTTATTGTTTCTTTACTGAAACCTTTTATTTCTGGATTATAACAAACCCATTTTTTACCCTCTTTTATATTAGGGTGATCGCCCATTACAAACATTCTATATGGTTTACCACACTGATTTGCTGATAGTCCTATACCACCATATTTTTTCATAGTCTCAAACATATTGTCTGCAAATTCTTTAGTTGTGATCTTCTCTTGCTCTTTAAAGATTTTTTCATCAAATGGTGCAATAGATGATAACACTCTTGGATCAGTAGGTGGTATTAAATCGTATGTCATAGTAGCCTTGTAAAGTTTTTATATTTCTCAAATTTTATTATATTAGTAAACTTATCAAACATAATATCTCCTTTGTGAGATATGATAAATGTATTTTCTGTTGTAAGTTGTTTTAGTATTTTAAAGAAGTCATCTGTTCCTGTTGTATCCAAGGATGAGTCAAAGACCTCATCTAAAATTAGTAAGTTGGTATTGGTACTATTTTTCATCTTTGCAATAGTTCGCCATGTAAATAATAATGCAAGGTCTATTCTTAATTTTTCACCTTCACTAAAACTATTATAATTAAAAGTATCTCTAAATCTACTCTTAATTGTTTCGTTAAACTCTTCATCTAAATGAAAGTTAACAAAGAAATCCATAGATTGTAAATATTTATTAATTAGTTGATTCATTATAGGCAGATACTTCTTAATAATTTTTGCTTTAACACCTGTGTCATTTAATATCTCTCTAGCAATATCAATATATTTTTTATCTTCTACTACCTTTTGTTTTTGTACATCTATGTCTTTTAATTCGTTCTTAATATCTTCTAATTCAAAAGCAACCTTATCAGAGTTCTTTTTCTCTACTTCTAGTTTTGCAATCTCATCATTTAATCTATTTGATTGTCTATTAATAGCGTCAATAGAAGTATTAATTTTCGCAACCTCTACATTTAAATCACTTAACTTTTCAGATAATTTATTTAGTTCGTTTACTTTTGTTTCGTTTTTAGATACTTCACCTAGTAAATCTTTTAAACCAGACTCTAGTTTGTCTATCTTTGTTTTTTCGTGTTCACATTTTTGTGCTTTAAAGCCTTCTTCTATTTGTTGTGTACAAGTAGGACAAGTATTATTTTTTTCAAAAAATTCTAGCGTCTTTTTGTGATTTGAAATATTTGTTTCTATCTTTGCTTCTAGTTTTGCAAATTGAGTTGCCTTTTTATCATGTTCATCTTTATGCCATAGTTTTTGTTTCTTGCTAATAATCTCTTCGTTTATTTTTTCTAGTTTATCTTTGTAAACTAGATTGTCTTTATGGTTATCAGCAATTAGTTTTCTTTTATCTTCTAAATCAGTATTGTCTCTATCAAGCACTTGTTCAAAGTGTTTCTTTTGCATATCATATTTTTCAGTCATTAAGTTATATTTAACTTTTACATCTTGCACTGATTTTGATAACTCACCTTGTTTTGCTCTTAACAATAAGTCCATATAAGTAAAAACTCTTATGTCTAATATTTCTTCTACAACTTCTCTTCTATATCTTGCTCTTAGGTGCATAAAAGGTTCGTATGAAGAAGAACCTAAAATTACTACTTGACAAAAGGCACGATAATTACATTTTAAAATATTGTTCTCTAATGTGTTTTGATAATCTACAGCAGAGGCGTCTTGGTTTATTAAAACATTGTTGTTATAGATTTGAAATACATTTGGTTTAATGCCTCTTATAATTTTGTATTCATTATTGCCTATTTTAAGTTCTATTTGTATTTCACAATCATTTTGATTTATTGTATTTACAAGTTGTTCTTTTTTAATATCTCTAAAAGGTCTATTAAATAAACCAAAACATAATGCGTCTAGTAATGTTGATTTACCTGAACCGTTTGCACCAACAATCAGTGTAGATGGTGCCTTTTGCAAATCTACTTCAATAAATTGATTACCTGTTGAAAGAAAGTTCTTCCATCTAATCTTTTTAAAATATATCATTCTTTAACTATTATATCAAAACTAATAGACATTCTTTCTTCATCTGTTCTACTAGGTTCTACAAAGTGTTCAAGGAAAGAAGGCCATAATAATAATGAGCCATCTTGTATTGTATCTACTGTTTTAAGTTCACTACCATCAAATCTTTCATTAAAAAAAGCATTACTCATGGCTGCAGGTCGAGGGTCTTTAAATCCTATTCTACCTGAATCTTTAGGATATTTTATATAGTATATTCCTGAAAAGTGAAAATGCCCATGTTGGTGTATTATATTCCAATCACCTCTTTGATTTATATTCATCCATATCTGAGGTATCTCAATCTTTTTAATACCTAAATCCATTGTCTTTAAAACATCAAATATTTCATCACATAGAGGTTTAATTTCTTCGTTAGGATTTAGTAAATCACTTTGCCAACCACCAACATTTGATTTTCTGACACCTTTATCTTTTTCTTTTAACCCTAACCCATAAGAAAATAAATCATCATTATAGTTTACTCTCGTTGGGTGTGTCTTAAATTCTTTTAATACTACATGCCATAAAGGTGTAGTCCACCAGAAGTTCTTTTCAATTTTTCTGTGCATTAAAAATAAAATTCATGCTGTCTGTCTTTAGCATCCCCTTCTTTAGATTGTAATTTTTCTTTGTTTAAAATTTTTATATTGCCTGATACACTTATTCTTTCAACGTCTGTATGATATGGTATTACATAATGTTGAAGTAGAGCAGGAAACATAATAAGTAGATTCTTTTTAGGTTGAAACCATCTTTGTTGAGTTGTCCATTTTTTATCAGGCGCTGATGGTTCACCAAAAAAGAACCCTACGTTGCCTGGTAGATTTGATCTTGCTACGTGATTTTTATATTCTTCGCTTAAATCTACATCATTTAAAAAATAAACAAAAGAATAATCATCACCATGATTGTGCATAGGATTTGCTTCATGTTGTTTCATAAAATTTACCCATAATACTCTTGCTGACCACTCTAATTTTTTTTGTGGTAGTTTATGAAAATCACAATGTATATTTCTATATTGTGAGAATACAGGATTAACTTTTCTAAAAAACTCTTCTCTTACCTCGTCACTAAAATAATATTGTCCTTTTAGTTGACCTGCTAAATCTTTATTAGCAGACAACTCTTCTTTACCTCGTACTTTATTTGCCTCTTCTAACAACCAATCAGTTAATGATTCTGGCATATCAAATTCTACTAGTAAAGGACCAAAAGGATGAATATCATATTTGTTTGATGGAAGCATTACTCTATTATACCTTGTATTTCTGTTTCAGGTGTTAAGTAATAAGTTTTATTATCAACTTTAATTTCTCTAACGTGAAGATAAGTAAACTTAACTTTGTCACCTTTTTTAACCGTCATAGGTATTCGTGTACCTGTTCTTGTTTTTAGGCCTAGACCAACTGCAACAGCAATACCTTCATCAGGTTTTGCTACGTTAGTCATAATTATACCGCCTTTTGTTTTATCTTCAGTTTTTTGTTCAACATCAATCAATACTAAATTATTTAATGGTTGAAATTTTATTGTCATATTTTATACCTCACTTGCTTCGACATATATAGATTTTAAATATTCTTTTAATTTTTGTTTACTTACATCTGTCTCTAATTGATCCACATAGTTATGTAGGAATGTAAGTGTATCTTCACCCATTTCTATTACATCATCTTTTACGGACGCCTTAATATCAGAGTAATCTTCTATAATATTTAAATCATAAACCGTTATATCATTATACAACTTTTCTACAAAATTGTCAAACATCTCTTCATTTGTCTTATTTAATACAACTAATTTTATGAAGTGTTTATTATATTCTGTAATATCTAATGTATTATAATCTTTTTTAGAATCATCATAAATTATCTTTTTGTGTATTGTTCTAGGATTAATTATTCTTTCTAACTCTCTTGTTTCTGTATCAAAAATATGAAAACCTTTTGGGTCTTTATAGTCTGACCAGGTTTGTTCGTATTGAGCACCACAATAGTAAATGTGACCATCATCTGTATGTTTATGAAAATGGCCTGATACAACTTTTTCAAATCTTTTAAACTCTGATTTTTCATGGCCGTATTGATTAATAACTCCGTTTTGCATTTCAATACCTTTTACTTCTAAATGCCCAAACACTAAATCTGTTTTTGCTGTTCTTATCATATCATAAGACTCTTCTTTATTGTCATCACATATCCAAGGTAAAAATAAAATAGGTATACCATCAAACTCTACAACTTTAGGTCTAGTGTAAATGTATGGTTCATTTATGCCGTCAAAACTTGTATATAAGTTTTCTACTGCATTTACCTCATTTGTATTTTTATAGTATGTGTCATGGTTACCTATGATAATGTGAGTATCTATTTTTTCTTTCCATAATACATCAAAAAACTCTTTTCTAAAAATTGAAGCTGTTTGATGATTGATAAACTTTCTTCTATCAACTACATCACCTAAATGTATTAGTGTTTTTATATTGTGTTCTTTTAAGTAAGGAAAAAATTGATCTCTATAAAAGTCAACCTGATAGTTTCTGAAAGCTTCACTATCATTTCTTACACCAAAGTGAGTGTCGTTAAGTATTGCTATTTTCATTTTTTAAATATTCTATTGTTTGATTCAGTGTTTCTTTACCACTTCTTATTTCTCTGAGGTATTGTTTGTGACCCATAATATAGGCCTTTCTTCTTTCAGGATTAGTTTTAAATGTTCTAATATGATGTTCAACCTCTTCTTTGATAACCTTTTTGTTGTGATCAACTAACATATCATATTCTCTTTTAAGTGAGTCTATATTTGCTAATTCTAATTCTTTTAATAATACTGCAAAGTTTTGAGCACCAAATAATACATAGTCTGTTTTAAAATCTTCTCTTATAGGCATTCTATCTGACCATTTTTCTAAATTATGTTTCAATGAATCAGGTAAGTTTAGTTTAAGTTCTTTCCAGAATTTAGTATCATTTCTTTTTACAAGATAGTGTAATAAAACAAAGTCTCTAGTATTTTCTACAATTTGTTTTACTTTTTCATTGTATTGATCTATATCTGTTTGTTTGTAATTTATTAAAGTGTGCATTAATAAAAAAGATTGTTGAATAGAAGTTCCTATTGATGACGCCTCTAATGGTTCTATAAAACTAGCACATAAACCCATTGCAACACAATTACTTATCCATGGTCTATCTACTGTGCCTGCGTCAAACTTAATATTTTTTGCAATATTAACTTTAAATCCTAAATAATCTTCACATTCCTTTTGTGCTTGTTCAGCATTTATATATCTGTTATCAAAAACATAACCATTACCCCAACGACCATATGTCGGTATACGCCACATCCAACCTGAAGACATTGCCTTCGCAAGTGTGTATGGCGTATACTCGTTAGTGTCAGGAGTAGGAAAGGCTATTGCCTCGTTCATAGGCAGATAGTCTTTGTATGAATTCCATTTTGCACCTAATTTAGATATTAAATATCTTTTAAATCCTGTACAATCAATATAAAAATCTGATTCGTACCAACCTTTGTCACCTCTAATTCTTTTGATACCATGATTGTTTGTTTCAACATCTGTAATCTCATCTGTGTGTACCTCAATACCATAGTCTTTACATTTTTTTAGTAAAAAGGTATTTAATTTGTTTGTGTTAAAATGAAATTGATGTGGCATGTAATCAGGTAATACTTCGTTGTGAAAACAATGACCTGAAGTATATTCAGCAGGTTTAAGTTTATTAATTGTAGCATAAGCATAACCAGCATAATATTGACCTAAACTAACTTTGTGTAATTCGTTTGTGATGTTGTGAAAGTATGGTTCTTTAGTCCAATCTTCAAACATAATACCATATTTAAATGTTGCGTCTGTTTCTAATAGAAGTTCTTTTAAAGGAACACCTATAAAATCCATAAACTCTTTCCAGTGTTCAGTAGAACCTTCCCCTACGCCTATGATACCTATGTTATCAGATTTAACAATTTCTATTTGTAATTTATCAAATCTAGCTTTAAGAATAAGAGCAGATACAAGACCTGCTGTTCCACCACCTAGTACTGTTATTTTATTGACCGACATAATATTTGTAGTAATCGTTTGTTTTAACACAATTCTTTTGTGCGTAATCAAAAAATTGGAAAGCGTGTTGCGTTTGTTGTTTTACACCTTCATATAAGTTGTATTCTATTAACTCTCTTTTGACCATATCTTTGTCAAGTATATTCATACCTTGACTTATGTTTAACCATAAATTATCATCTATGTGATAAAAATCGTTTCTATTTCCTCTAGCAAAATCTACCTGTCTTGGTGTTCTAGTTTGCCACATCTCTAATTTTTCTTTTAATTGTAGTGACCATCTTTTATGTGATGAGGCTTCTCTCCAGTATTCGGTGTCTTTTCTAGGAGTAATATAGTGATAAACTATAAAATCTTTTATTGAATCCCACATATTAGTCATATCATCATTGTAAGAAGTTTGTAGTGCTTCATTATTAAAGTCTGCTGTTTCTGTAAAGAAATATCTAACCCAATGTTTCATTTGTAATAATGTAGCATGAATAGATGTTGCCTCTAATGGTTCTATAAACGCACTTGATAATCCTGTTGATATAACATTTTTTACCCACATCTTTTCAAATCTACCAGAGTGAAATCTAATATCTTTTTGTACTTCTATTTTTGTTTTTAATACTTTTTCTATTTCTAACTTTGCTTCATCAGCAGTAGTAAATGTATCATTAAAACAATACCCAGCACCATATCTATTTTGTAAAGGTATCATCCATAACCAACCATACTTTTGTGCCCATGCGTGTGTATAGTTTCTAATGATAGTTTTATCAGTATAAGGTAAATGAAATGCAAGCGCTCTATTATTTAATAATTGATCGTCATATCTTTTAAAGTTGTTTTTGTATGCCTTTAATAATATTCTTTTAAAACCTGAACAATCAACAAATAAATCTCCTGATATAGGATTATCATGCCCTTTGTTTTTACACCATACAGATTTGATTGTTTCATCTTCATTTTTTTCATATCCTAAAACTTCATCATCTATATACTCTACATTAGGTTTCTTTAGAAAAAACTTTTTTAGATATTGTCCCGTCTTATAGGTGTCTAAATGAAGTGCCGTATTGTTTTTTCTTAAATCTTTAAAACCACCATAACCCATTAATTGTTTGTAAGGATTTTGAGCTGGGTGATCTGCTCTTACAAATGGTAGTTTATTATTCTTCATACAGAAACCTTGTAAACTAGAGTCTTTTAAACCTTCAGCAATAGAAAACATCTTCATTGCGTCATAGTCATCACTTGGATATGAGTTAGGTGTATGTTGAGATTCACCAATAGGTGAATTAAAATGTTCACCTTTTTTATACCAATCTCTATGTTGAATACCTATCTTATGTGTTGCACCAGTTTCTTTCATAAACACACCTTCAGGTATGCCTACTTGTTTTAAAAAGTCATTGAATAAACCAGTAGTGCTTTCGCCTACACCAATAATAGGTATCTCTTTAGAAGCGATAACTGTTATCTTAATATAAGGCGCTGTAGTATCTCTTAAATAACAGGCTGCTGTCCAACCTGCTGTTCCACCACCAACTACTACTATGTTTTTAATTCTTTTCATCTATGACAATCTCTAAAGGCGTCTTTATTTTTCTTTTTCTTTTTCTAACTTTAATCTCTTTCTTTTTAGGAAGTTCGTCTGTCTTAGGACTATTCTTTCTTAAAAATTCTATAAACTGATTTTTATAATCACTGTTTACATCATGTGGATCTACGTGTAAATCTGCTAGATTAGCGTCTTCAATAAGTTTTGCTTTTATACTTACTTGTTTCTTTTCTTTTTGTATTCTTCTAATAAAAGCATAATATATTATTTGCGTAAAATATGCAAATGGATTCTTTGATTTTTTTGGATTAAAATTGCCTAAGTATTGTAGGCAGTTTTCTATACCATCACTAATCATATCATCTCTAAACGTGTAATTAATAAAGTTAGGTCTATACGACAAGTGATTTGCGATTTTTAAAAAACACTCACCTATATAATTAGTCACAGGTGGTTTTTTTCTTCCTCTTTTTTCTGCCTTGTCGCAACGCTCTTTAAATTCTGTCATTGCTTGTAAAAACACTTTGTTATCTACATAGTGTTCACTTCGTTTTCTTTTAGTCATATTATTATTATACTACAATGGTTGTATTATGTCAACTCCCTCTAATAGTTGGTAAAGGATATTTTATGTTTTTATCCTTTATGGTTATCTCGTCAAAAAATGTAATTAGTGTAAGTCTATCTTCAAGTCCTTTATGTACATGAGCATTGTGATAATTGTGACCGTCAAAACATATCATTCTATTGTATCTGCCTTTGTAGGATATAGTTTCGTTATAGTCACTTGCCCAACTTTCTCTTGCTTTGTGATACTCTTCTTTTTGTTCTTTTGAAAAACTACTAGGATTCTTAAAAAATTCTTGTTTTATACTATCATTACCAGGTGTATAAAAGGAATCTTTTGGCTCGTATATTGATGTACCTGCGTCTGATTCTGATAGAAATATAATTGCTGTTAGTATTGATCTTTTATCTGTGTGTATCCAACCATCATAATCTATACCTGCAGGTATTTTTTGAAATACTGAATATGATTTGTATTGTATTGTTTCTGATTCATTTGGATATAAAGAAGATAAAATCTTTACATTTACGTGATTGTACAAGTTATAATTAACTTTATGTAAAGGTTCTGATCTTTTACCAGGTGATACACCATCATTAGTATATTCACACGATTTAGCAATTTTAATCACTGCTTGTGAATTATTTAAAAAATTATCTATACAGGTATTCGCAAATAACATTATTTCTTCTTCATTGTAAAAAGTTTATCTAAAACGTAATACCAGACACCGTTTATACTAGGTTCTATTAATGCAACTAGTCCTGCTTCAAATAAACTAGCACCTGTTAGTGTAGAAACAACAGACATTGCTATAATAATATGACCTATTGTATATAATAGGGCTCTACCTATACTAGTGTTTGCTATAAGTTTAAATATACCTTGTCTAAATTCACTCATAATTTCATCACTACTTGACAAATTCTGTCTTCAGGTGTATAATACCCATGTGGGTGCTTCACCAGAAAAGTTTAGCTACCTTAATGCAACTTCTTACTAGGCATTCTTATCTTTTCAGCCAACTCTTTTAACTTCTTCTTTGTATCTTCAGCATTATCTAATTCATCAAGCAATTGGTCGTAGTCATCATCTGACAAATCTCTTTCAATATAGTCAGGGAGTTTTTGTGGTACTTTGTACGCCAAAAGTTTTTTATAACGATTCGTAAATGGTTCACTAGCATTACAGATTGTTAGTATCTTATCTTTTGGTATTGTCACTACTTTATCATCTGTAAAACCAACCCATTTAACAAGAGCGATGTAATCGGATACACCCATTTGCCCTATGTGTGGTACATACTTAATTAACATTGGTTCATCTAACCTTAATAAGTTAGACTTTTTTGTTAATTGGCTTTTTGATAATGTACAACAAATCTCTTCACCTGAAACCAATTTTATTATCTTAGCATTTTTAGTGTCTAGTTGTTCGTGCATTATGTTTTTAGGTTTACATTGTATATTTCGTATGCAAACCCCTCCTCGTTGTAAATATTTATTCTTTCCTGAAAGTGTCCTAGCGTATAATTCTTTTTATCTCGGTGCGTTAAATCATCAGCAATATCATATAAAGTAGCTTGTGATTTATTATCACCCATTCTTAAACCTCTACCAATACTTTGTAGGTTTCTAATACGAGATTTACTAGGACTAGCAAAAACTAAATTATGTAAATTTCTTATATTAATACCTGTACTAAATGTGCCATAACTTGCAACAATAATAGCGTTATCAGATTTTTCAGTGATCTCTCTAACCTTTTCTCTTTGTTCAGCGTTAACACCACCATATACAAAAAAGACTTGTTTGTCATCACCTGCTTTTTCTTTTATCATTTTATATAATTCTTTACCATGTTTTTCTACTAACTGAAACAACACTAAACTATTACCTTGTAAATCTAAGGTTAAATTTCTAATAAACTTATTTCTAGTTTCATCTGTAACCAAATATTCTAATTCTTCATGGTATTTTACACCAGATAATTTTTTAGCAGTACCATCTAGGTATTTTAAAATTAAACAATATACTTTTAAATTAGCAAGTTGTTTTTTCTCTATAAGTTTCGTTGTTTTTGCTACTTGCATTACAGACCCAAACAATCCTTCTAATACTAGTTTGTGTGTTTTACTACCATCTAAAGTACCTGTCATACCAATACGCCAAGGACAATCTACAAGTTTTGTCATTATTTTTGTTAATGAAACTGCCTTAAACAAATGAGCTTCATCACCTATCACAGCACCAAACTGAGCAAAAAACTCTTTAGGTAGTTTATATAAAGATTGCCAAGTAGATATTAATACAGGTTTACTTTCATCTATTTCATAACCATGGTATTTTCTAGTGATTATATTATCTACATCACAACCGTATTCTTTAAAATCTTTGTATAACTGCTCTACTAGTGAAGTTGTAGGCACTATGATTAATACTTTTTTACCTTTAGGTAATACATCACCACCTTCTTTTGAATTTGATGTTTTCATCAAAAAATATTTTACTAACAGATATGAGATTAGTGATTTACCAGAGGCAGTAGGCGACAGCAATAAACATCTCTTTTTATTTAATGAATGCTTAAAAGCCTTTTGTTGATAATCTCTTGGTTTAATAGATAACTTAAATTGTTCAAACAAAGAATCCACATCAGCGTTAACAAAAGCTCCTGGTGTAGAATGTAGATCATAAGGTCGATCTACCTCTATATTATTCTTTTTACAATAATCAGTTAAGTATTCTAATAGACCTACATAGAGTTGTCCTGTAGCGTAAGAATATAATCTTATCTTACCATCCCAAACTCTGTTTCTATATTGTGGAGTAAATTTGTATCCGGGTACTTCGAATGAAAAATAGTCTGATAACTCTCTTCTAATATCAGCGTCAGCTTCTATTTGAAGATATACATCATTAACTTTTCTTATCTTTATTGTCGCTGTCATTTTTTTTACCATCAGGATCATATTTTCTATGACCGTATTTTACAGGATCAATACCCTCTTTTTTTAGTCTAACATCAATTAAACTATCATGTACTGCTTTTACCTGTTTTCTTCTTTCGGGATTTACAAAATCACCTGGTAGAGCGACAAAAGGCCTTGTATCATATTTTGTTAATTTACCATACGGGCCTTCTAAATTATTATAATGTAAAAATACTTGGCAGTGATTTCTGCCTTCAAATGGTTCTCTCCAGTGATCTATTAACGCACCTCTGTAAATAATCATATCACCTGGTTCCATGTGTACGGGTTTACCTGGTAAACCTTTATATGAACCAGTCTCTTCTACAAACATCGGCCAATTATAATTCTTGTCTTTTATGTCTCCTAAATCATAACCCAAACATAATGTTGTTGATATTTCACAACTAGGTCTGTCTTTATGTCTATGTAATACATCGCCGTTTTTGTATAATCTCCAATAACTATAAGTGGGTTGTAGTTTTATATCTGTATTCTTTTCCATGCCTTTTTGAGCATATAACAATAGTGCTTCCATTACGGGATCAGCATATCGTTTAAAAGTATTAGGCACTTGCGTGTCACCAAATGAGCCATGCAAGTCTTCATCATATTTAGGAAACTTTGTTTTTACCATTACATCAGCTGCAAGAACATATGTCTTACCATAATGATATAAGAAGTCAGCAAGACTCTTAGGAATAAACTGTTTTATCAATAGATAATTATGTTTATTAAAAAATTCTATATTTTTTTGTGTGTTCATATAACTATTTATGGCTTATTTAAAAGGGGGTCCTAGTGTCCACAACACTAACGAATATCTAGTACCTTTGGTGACAGGTGTAACCTGGTGCATTAAGAAACTAGGGAATACAATAATACTTCCTTGTTCTCTTGCCTCTTTTATTGTATGATACCTTTTAGCAGAGTGAGTACCAAAGTCAAATCTTAGGTCACCACCTTTATAATTTGTCTTATCTGTTAAGTTAATAGTCACTGATATTTTTCTATTCAACCCAACCATAAAGTCATTATCAGTTAAACCTTCAGAAAACCTACCAAATTTATTTTTTTTACTAATTCCTGGTATTGCTTTCCTATAACTACCAAAGTGATCTGATCTACCATCAGTATGCCAACCATAGAAACCACCTGGTTTATAAACTGTAAATTGAAACATCTCACTATCTTTTAAATCAAAGTTCCAACCTGCGTCTTTGTTTGCTGTATGCACTTTAGGCATAATAAGATCATACATCCACTTTTCACTTAACCATGACGTATAACTATCTCTTACATATGCACTATTTAAGTTAACACCTTTTTTCTTTGCTCCACGTGGTGTCAAACTACCTAATGCAGATTTTAAATTTTCGTCTGTTCCTTTTTCTTTACTACCATATGTTGTTGCAACAATACTTTTAGGGTCTTGTAGTTTTGATACGTTCATGGTTGTTAAACCATGCTGTATTATTCTCTGACAATTTTCTTTAGAGATAGCACCTGGAAATGTGTAATAGTTATGTTTTAAAATCATTAAATAACTCCACTAGTAAACTTACGCCATTCGATTGCATTTTTAATTTGAAATGTTCTATTAGTTATAATACGAATAGTCTTTTCCAAATAATCTACAACACTTTGAACATAGGTTACCTTTTGGTCAATTCTAATTATATCTTCATCTGACTTTAAATATTTATCCACATCTTGTTTTAGTATTTTAAGATTGAATGGTTTTACTTGATAAACAGACGGTGCAGATTTACCTGTATAATACTCCCATTTTTCTCTAACTAATCTATCTCTTTCACCTTCAGTCTTCTTTAAAAGATGGATAAATTTAGTATGAAACTTTGAATATTTGTTATGTAATTGTGGTATCTTTAGTGATTCTAAATCTAATTCAGTATCATTAATTTTTAAATCTTTATCGGCTAGTTCTTGTAGTTCTTCTAATGTCATATCACTCCAGTTCTTTTATAATCTCATTATATATTATAACACCTTTTCTTTAAAAAGTCAAGGTTATGTAGTAGTTTCTACGGTTGTGCTTGATGACACACCTGCAAATTCGTATATCTTATATGCGAAACTGACCGTAGCGCTTAAATATTGTATATCTGTTTCTTGTTGATTGTAATCTAATCCCGATAATGATATAGGGTATAAATCCCTAAATCTAACTTCGAGGTTCTTCGTATTTTTACTAGTTAGGACTGACAAGGTTGCGTCAGAATAGAGTCCTCCGTCATCTTGTACTGCTTTAGACACTTTTCCTAATTCTTTACTTATACCGACATTTGAGGTAGTAGGAAATCTATCACTACCTGCGTTTTGTAAATTTCTAAATTGTAAATGATCTTTAGGGAAACCTAGACCTGTTAACCAACCATGTATCTCTCTGTAATTTTCTAAATTTTCATCTACTAAAAATGATATTGTAAGATTGTCATAATCTAGTTTATCACCAGGTAATGGCACATCTTTAAGAGGTGTGGGTTGACTTGCTTGACCTAGTGAGATACCAGGTATATTTGCAGCCGTACAAAAATACTCTACTTTAGGTAGTTTAATTATACTAAACTTAAACTTTGTAGGTTCAGCATAATCTAACTTATCTGGTTGTCTATTGTACGAGTCTAAAATAGTCATACTACTATTTATCTGTTTGTTTATCTACTTCTTCCCATTCTTTTGTTTGGGCTTCTTGTTTTAAGTTCTTCTCGTTATCTGTTAAAACACTTTGTTTTTCAGCTGCTTCATCTAGTCTTTTTTCTACGTTATCTAATGCGTTGGGTTTTTGTAGATAATTAAGACCATATGCTAATAGTCCTATGAAAGAACCTATTAATATGATACCTGTAATTGCTTTGATGATTGTTTTCATACTTTTATTTATGCGCTTAAAAAAGGGCGACACTAGGCCGCCCTTTTAAATTTCTTACGAAAAGGTAAGATTACATTATGTTTGTAACCTGTACTCTTCTGTAATATCTGTTTGAGTTGATGTTACCAACACCGTCAGCAGTGATTGCACCACCAGCAGCAGCACCAGCAAAAGGATTCGCAACTAAACCGTATCTAGTTTTGAAACCAATTTTTGGTTGGAAGGTATCTTGACCAACTGCTCTTACCATTTGTAGAGGTACATACGGACAATAGAATAATCCAGCGTCGTATGGACTTGTACCTTTGTAACCAACAACATAGTATTGTTTACTAGGTGAAGCATTTGACGCAAGGTTTGACGCATAAGGGTCAATGTATACTTTGTATCTGCCGTTTAATACGCCAGCAAAAGTGTTACCTGTGTCATCTACATTAAGGTTGTTATTAAGAGCAGGTGTGTAATCTAAAACACCAGCCATTTGCAACGCACTAGCAACGTCTGAAGAACAGATAATTATATTACCTTTTCCTCTTCTTGTTCTTTGTGCGATTGTGTTAGCGTCTCTCTCAACTTGGAACATTAGACCTTTGAATCTCTCAACTGACCATCTACCATTTGAGTCAGTATCTAAATCGAAGATACCAGCACTTGTAGTGTTGATTGCAGCGTTTGAGTTATCATTGTCAGCAGCACCAGCTTCAGCAGTTCTGTAGATTGTTCTTACTACTTCTCTGTTGATTTCCGCAAGGATCTCAGCAGATAAGATGTTTGACAATTCTGTCTCTGCGTCTAATCCGTGTATTGCTTTAAGGTCTTGTGCTAATTCCATCGTGTACTCTGCTTTAAGAGCTCTTGACTTTGCAGTCACAGTAGACTTCTCAATTGAGAATGCCATTTCAGCAAACTGATTACCAGAGTCTTCCCCTAGTTTTTCAGCCGCAGCTGTTGACATACCTGTACCAGTTGTGTAACCAGTAGAAGTACCGATAGAGTCGTTAAGCACAGCCGGGTTTTCACCCGCATGAGCCGTTGAAGAATAACCATCCACAGATGATCCAGCAGCATTTCTGCCTGAAAAATCTGTATCTGCTTCATCAAAAAGAGCTTCTCCACCTGCTTGCGTTGAGAATCTACTTCTCATTGCAAATATCAAGCCTGTAGGACCTGACATAGGTTGAACGCCTGCAATATCGTAAGCGATAAGGTTAGGCATTGCTCTTCTTACTAAAGAGATAAGGATAGGATTCCAGTTTTGAATAGAAGAACCAGTTGCGTTAGCAGGTGCAGCTTCCGATAAGAAAGCAGCGTCTTCTTTTAACGACTTCTCTTGGTTTTCTAGTATTACAGATGTGACTGCTCTTTTGTATGAATCCTCGATTTTTGGTAAATCAGGATGATCCAAAACAGGCTGCCATTTCTGTTGTACATTTTCTGATAAAAACATTGTTCTATCTCTCCTTATTAAAGTTAATTAACTTTTTATTTTTTATTAGTTATTTTACTAATAGCAGCGGCATATGCAGCCATAGAGCCAGATAAATCTGACACAGGTTTGTCTGCCACATCATTAGTTTCGTCTTCACCCACTACTTTTTTCTTTGGAAAGTATGACTCTTTTACTGTCTCTACTTTCGTTCTGAAATCTGCAGCGTCTTTATATTCAATACTATCTGCTAATCCTTTAAACTTTTCCTTTTCAGTTTCAGCAAGATCACTTGCAACATCTACTAGAATTTCATCTCTAGCAAACTCACCGATTTTTTGGTTAAGTTCAATTGATTCATCCATTGATTCGTTAAGTTTTGATTTTAACTCTTCAATTTCAGCAGCTTGATTCTCAATTACATTGTACTTCTCTTCTGGAATTTCAATGTAGTGAGACTCAAATAAGTTTTTAAGACCGCCGATAAAATCTTCAGCTATCTCGGTTCTTAAACCTTTTTCTATCGCAAGTTCATTTTCTTTCGTCCATTCACTTACAACATAGTTTAGATAAGCGTCAACTTTTTCTACGATTTCAGATTTAACTTCTTCAGTTTTCTCTTCAACCTTAGTTTCGTATTCACTTTCTAATTTCTCAATTTCTTCGACAAGTTTTGCACGAACAGCAGATTCAAAAATTGTTGCAGCTTTTTGTTTAAACTCTTCTGATAAATCTTCATCAGCAGTTAAAGCCTTAACATCTTCTTTCATGTTCATGTCTTTTACTTTTTCTTTAGCAGTTTTCTTTTCATCATCATGTTGCATTTCTTTTTTCATTTCTTTTTCTTTATCTTCTGCTTCAGACATTTTTTTCTTCTCGTCTTCTTTTTCTTCTTTTTTCTCTTTGTCATCTTTATGATCTTCAGCTTCGTTCATATCTTTTTCTTTGTCAACTTGAGCTTTAAGTTCTTTCGTCTTGTCTTCCATCTCTTGTTTCATTTTTTCGATTTCAGCTTTAATCATTTCAGACTTCTTGTCTTCAGTTTCCTTAACATCTTTTTTCTCGTCTTCTTTTTCTTCTTTTTTATCATTTTTCTTGTCAAGGTACTTTTTAAGACCAGCAGGCATTTCGCCTTCTTTCATGTCTTCTTTTTTCTTGTCTTCGTCTGATTCTTTTTTTACTTCTTTTTCTTTATCTGACATTTCTTTAACTTCTTTTTCTTTATCTTCAGTTTCTTTTTTCATGTCATTTTCATAAGAAGCGTTCATATCTTTTTTAGGTTCAGCCTCTGCCTTTAAAGATTGCATACTATCTGGAGCGCCTGCACTTTTTTGTTGTGGGTCACCAGTAATGTGGTTTACCCCTTGTGCGAAATCTATTTTACCATCCGTTGGTGAAGTAATTGCTTTTGTAATTACATTCTGAATAGTACTTTGTAGCGATTTAGGTGCTTCAGCTGGTGCAGCGTTCTTTTTCGGTAAGTCTGCTTGAGTGTTCTCAGCCATTTGCTTTGTTCCTTATTAGTTATAGTTAGTTCAATACTACTGACCTATTGATTTTACAATAATGTCAAGTAATATTTATAAAATTAAAGATTTTTGATAAACGATTCGAACACTTTTGCCTGTTTTACAGAAAGTTCGTGTTTTTTTGCGTTTGACATCTCTAACTTTAATCGGTGTATCTCTTGCTCTTGTATTATACCATTATCCCATACCCACTCTTTGCCTTCCATTATACCTTCTACAAAGGCCTCTGGAGCACTAGGATCTGCGACTATATCAGCCGCGGTTGCAAGATAAAAATCATTTGATACTACATTAGCGCCGCCTCTATTATTCAATGTTCCCATACCTCTACTTGAAACGCCTAACTTAGCACCTTCATCTATTAAGTTCTTCACTATTTTTCCATAAGGTGTGTCTAATATCTTAGCCTCACCAATAAAGTTATTGCCATCTGGATAGAGAGCCTTGATCATGTGCGATACTCTTTCTAAATTAACTGTTGGTCCGTCTGGATGACCGAGTTCGCCAAAGGCTCTGCTTTTGTTAATAAATTCTCTATTATATCTACCGACTTCTCTTTCCAAAATATCTTTAGGATATACACGACCGTTCTTATTTTTCATCTCGGCCTGCATGAAAATACCCTTAATTTTGTAGTCTTTTTTACCGTTGTTTTGCTCAACGATATATTCTGCGTTTTGGATTTCTTCGGTAATTAACTTCATGTCTATCTCTCGTTAATTATATTTATACAAATTGCTATCTAAACTCCACAACAATAGTGTAATTATCCCCATTTGCAAAGTTCTTCGTTGAAAGAAGAATATCACCTGTAGGAGTAGTTGCGTTGTTTGTAATCTCATTTCCATCTGTTCGTAAGTCCCAATAACCTTGACCAGATAAGAAAACTGCACTAGCATTTGTTGCGCCTGCCCACAATATTTCAACACCAGACTTTGTGTCTGAAGTATTTACTGACCAATAAATTTTACTAATCTTTCTATTGCCATCTTCAGACATAAAAGTAGTGTTTGAAGCGTCAACTTTTGTGACTAGATTTTCACCTGTGCCGTCTGAAAAATTAGTAAATTTACCTGTGAATTTTACACCACTAGTGTCTGTAATTGTTAAACTTGAAACTATATCAGCCATTTGTAAAACCTTTTTCTTTTCTAAATTCTATTAATATATTATATTTTGATACATTACTATCTGTTGACAATAATATGTCACCTGTAGGATTAATTAAAGTTGCACCTGTATCACCTTGTTTTATTTTAGGTTCGTCTTTTTTTAATCCATAATTACCACGACCACTAAAAGTCGTTGCAATTTCTTCGTTTGTTTGTGCGTCAAAAAATAAAGTAATTTTGCCTGTACCTAGTATCTCATGGTGTACACTTGCAATTGATACATTAGGACTTGCTGTTGCCTTATTTAACTTTGAAGCGTCTAACAATAATTCTTTGTCTTCATTACTACCACCATTTGCCTTTATGATAACTTTAAAATTATCATCTGCTAATGTCGTAGTAGTAATAGACATTATTAGTTACCAAAGCCAGCGGCCTTGACTAACTCTAAATAAACAAATCCGTCAGTACCAGTTGCTGGTGTTAATACTATATCTCCGTCAGTTGCATTACCGGCTAGTGTCGCACCATTTGTTATTGAGTGTGCGTCAAATTTACCAGTAGTACCACCTGCAAGATCAATAGCTTCTACTACACCTGAACCTGTAAAAGTAATTGCAACTTCTTTATCTAAACACCACTCTATTCTTTTAATGTCTAATCTATTACCAGAACCTGCAGCGTTTACTAATTCGCTTGCGTCAATGGTAACAGCAGAGCCGTGATCGTCTAAAGATACAAGTACTTTTGTTCCGAAAGCGTTATCTGTTAGTGTTCTATTTCTAACTGCCATTTTATCTCCTTAAAATTGTTAGTGTTTCTTTATCAAAATAATTCATTAATTCTCTATTACTAACATTATGTTTTTTTGCAGCTGCACTAACATTTTTTTCAAAATTAGCAACTGCGTTTTTGTCTGTTTCAATAGACTTATAAACCATATCAACAGCTCTTTTTACTTTAGGAGACAACTTATTATATTGCCTACTTCTCTTGTAGTCGTTACCTTCGTCTATTTTAGTTCGAAGATTACTGAGCGTTGTCGTCATTTGCTACCTCAATATTATCAGGTGTATCAACACCGACAACCGTATTTGGTGTTTCTGGTTGTTGATATAATGATGTAGCAGTATTCTGTTTTGCTGTGTCTAAAGCAGATGATACTTTGTCAGCCATTGCACCGTTAAATGCGTCTCTGGCTGTATTGTTATCACCTTTTGCTAAAGAGTCAACAAATTTATTTAAGTTTTCTTTTGTCATATCTATATTTATAACCTTTCTATTCGTTATTTTTTATATATACTAGTTTTTTAATATCTGCAAAGTAAACATACTCTAGTTTTGATCTCTTTAAAACGTCTATTGCGTCTTCTGGAGTTTCAACTAAAGTTTCTCCTGCAAGATTAAAAGAGGTATTCATTAGTAAAGGAATGCCAGTTTTATTTTTAAATTCTTTTAATATATCATATAATACTTGATTTTGTGAAGATTTAACCGTTTGTACTCTACAAGTTTTGTCCTCATGTATAACTGATTTTATTTTATCTTCTTGTTTTGATTCAACACCATACATCATAAAAGGACTTTCATTTATACCTGCCATATCAAACCAATCGTTTACATCTTCATGTAATATAGAACAAGCAAAAGGTCTAAATTTTTCTCTTTGTTTTACGGTGTTCATAATATCTTTACCGTTATGTATAGTAGGGTCTAATAGTAAACTTCTATTACCTAATGCCCTAGGTCCTGCTTCACAACCACCTTGATATAATGCAATAATATGTCCTTCTTTAATTAGGTTTACTACCTGATCTATTTGTACATCTACACCATTAATATTAGAATAATTATATCTATTACCTAAACAAATATTATCAATAGGTTGTGGTTTGTAACCGTGTCTTAATATTTCATATTGACCAATACCAATTGAGTTTCCTTCATCGCCACACATAGGTTCTGCGTAAAAATTTTTACTTTGAAATACTTTTTTAAGTTTGTAATTATTAACAACATTTAAAGCACAACCACCAGTTAGTACTATATTTGTTTCATTATCAATATGTTTATTTAAAAGTTTAATTTGTTCATCTTCAAAAAACTTTTGAGTATTAAAAGCAATGTTAAGATAATCATTATATTTTAAATTAGATTTAATTAATCCATTACCTAACATACTATCTCCTTTGAATTTAAAATAATCTTTGTCAAAATTTTTTATTCGATTATAAAGTTCTTCATCATATTGACCATATGCAGCTAGTCCCATTAACTTACCTTCTTCATTGTCAAAACCACATATAGTTGACATATGAGAATATATCTCTCCCATACCAAGTTCATTTGATAATGTAAACTTTGTATTTTCATCTATTTCAAAGGGTAAACGATCCACACCTTTTAGAGCAAATAGAACACTATCAACTTCAGGTTTTACTTTCAAATCTTTTACACCTTCAGCGTTAGTATAAACGTATTTGTGAAGACATCTTAAATTATTATCTTTGAATTTGTAAACTGAAGCAGTTTCATATCCTACTTGACCATTACTTAAATTATATGAACAACCTCTACCATCAACTACAAAAACTAATCCTTCTTTAAAATTAGAAGATACGACTGCTTTAAAAGCATGAGCAAGATGATGAGATTTAAAATAATGATTTAACTGTGATTTTTTTCTATCTTTAAATAAATCAATGTGTTCAACATAATGTTTCAACTCCTCACTGCCTGCAAAATTATAACCTGTGCTTACAAGATTATCTATTTGTCCTACTCTTTTTTTAATATCATCTAAAACAAAAAAAGGTATTGAACCTGCACCTTTATTTTTGCTTAGTCTTTCTTCTTGTTGAAAGTATATAAGTTGATTATCTAAAAAGACAGCCGCTGAGGCTAAATGGTTTATTTGTACCGATAATGTAATCACAATTTAATATATTATTCAGGTTTATTATTTTGCGTATCTTGTTCAGAACCTTGTTCGTTTTGTATCTCTGCGTCTATTTCTTTTACTTCTTGTTCATTTTGATGAAGTATTTTAGTTCTAATATAATTGTTAGAATAATACTTACCAACATAACCTTCTAATGATTGAGCAAGTTGCACTCTCTCTTTCATCATCTCTGAATTTTTAAGTTCAGCAAAGTATCCGTCTTGTAAGAAATTAAAAAAGATTTTTTCTTTTATTTGATCCCAATCTTCTGGTGCGATTACACCTTTTAAGATTAATTGTGTTTTCAATAAGTCATGGAATAGAGTTGTAAATTTCTTTCTTAATCTACCTACAAATTTAGTAAACTTAACTTCATCTCTACTAATTTCTGCAGCTCTACCTAGATTAAATCCAGATCCACTTTCTAATCTACTGATAGGAACATTTAATGAACGATATAGTTTTCTTTGAAAGTATTCTATATCTGCAATCTCTCCTAGATTTTGACCACCAGGTAAAGTAGTAATTTCAGTACCTCTACCACCTTCTCTTCTAGGTAACCAGAAATCTTCTAGCATAGACATATAGTTTCTATCGTCTCTTATTTCACCTGTACTTGCGTCATATACAAGTTTATTTCTATATCTAGCCATAACATCTCTTAAATATTGTTCAGCCTTGATCTTAGGTAAATTACCTACATCAATATAGAATATTCTTCTTTCAGGTGCACGAGCAATTCTGTATATTACAACAGCGTCTTCAATCATTCTTAATTGATTAACAGGTTTGATTGCCTTATGTAAGTAAGACATAACTATATTTTTAGTTGTATCAATTAATCCTGATGGACAATATGCGATAGCGTCTGTAGCGATTTGTAATCCACCTGCGTTTGATGTTGCAGTAGGATGTATTCCTTTTTCGTTAAATAGATAAAACTCCTGATATTTGTTTGTCATTGCAAACGAACCAGGCATCCCATCTACTTTGTTTTTTCTAACTTCTCTTACTTTTTTAATTTTACGAGGGTCGATATATCTTAACTCTGTTATACCTTTTCTTGGTGAGTCTTTATCTATTATTTTGTGATAAAATACTCTACCATCAACATACCATCTTCTAAAAATGTCATGTCCTTTTGTATCAAATCTTAACAAATCTAATATCTCACTAAATGAGTCTCGTATTGCTTTTTTGATTGAGTCGTTATAATTAATGTGTGATAAGTCTAATTGCACTGAAGATTGATTTTCATTTGAGACAATTGCTTCTGATACAATGTCCTCAATTGCTAAATCACATTCAGGATGCAACGATATTTCTCTATATCTTCTAATGAGGTCTAATTCGTTCCTAGCATTTACATCAAAACCTCCGTAAGACGCAAAAAACCCACCAGCGGGGACGGTTGTTGTACCGTCATCCGCTTGTGGTGGAACTATATTTTGTCGAGGGTCAACCTTTGAGGAACCTAATCTCTCAATCTTAAACCCAAACAGTTCTGCCATAATATTTCTCCAATTCTACTTAACTATTTAGTCGTCTATTAAGTAGTTGTATTTGTTTCAAAGTACTGGTATCTATGCGTAGCAGTAAATGATTCTACTGCATTGTTAGTACCATAATCTAAAGGTATGTCATCCAATGTTGTTGGGAACATTCCTCTAAATGTATATGATTTAATCACATTACCGTTTCTGTCTAATTGGTCAACAAAAGCGTCAACTTGATAGTCAGCGGGATTAACAAGTCCTTCGTTATCGGACATATTGTTAATACCATTTAACCATCTTTCGTATGCGTTTCTTATTTTGAAGTCTGTATCATTTAAGATAGTAGTTGCCCATGTAGCAAATGTTCTATCACCTGCAACATATAACTCCCTACCTCTAAATGGTATCGCAACTTCTCCTATTGTCATACCAGGTAA